CGAAAGCGAAATGGAGAGGATCGGCATGATACCACCGTTATCGGGTCACCACAATAGTTGCAAATGACAACTATGTTGAGGACTACGCACTAGCTGCGTAATCTTCCGGGGCTCGGGGGGAGCCTTGTTACCCAATCCCCCCACCAATTCTTATTGTTATAATGGCATGATGGCAACAAAAGAAGAAATCACACAATTTTCACTAGAGATAGAAAAGATCGCAGTGGAGAAAGACCTTCCTTACATGGAAGCCGTCATCTTCTACTGTGAAATCACGGGCTTTGAAGTGGAGTTGGCAGCAAAGCTGATCTCCACCTCTCTCAAATCCAAAATAAAGGTTGAAGCCGAGAGGCTGAATTTCCTTCCCAGAAGCAACACAGGTATGTTGTCCTTTCAACAAGAGGAATAGATTATGAACTCGTTGTTTACGATTGGCGATAGAGAAGTGTTGTTGAATCTCCGAAACCAAATCTACCTGATTCTTGAGCGAAGCCTTGTTAGAAACTCAGAGATTGATAAATCGGCATGGCTTACCACTGACTCGGACAAGCACACTGTTGTTGTTGCTGGTGGATGGTTTGCCAGCAAGTTACAAGATACGATTCCAAAGGACATCGACATCTTCATTCTTTGCGGTGGACCATACCCAGAAGAGTTTCAACGATATGCCAATGCCGTGCGTGGAGAAGCAAGATTGAGGGGAGTCAACCTCGATGAAAGCACGGCAGTCGAATATGCCCGTGAGAAAATTTGGGCAGTCTACACTCAACGATCACAGCGATTTGAGGATAGGATGCGCGGAACAAACATTCAATACATCTTCTCCAAGTATTCAGATAGGAAAAAGCTGCTGGCAGATTTCGATTATCTTCACACCACGATTTCATACAACCTTGGAAATCACAAGCTATACACCACATATAACGCATACGATGCTGCCAAGAATAGAAAACTCATTGTCAACCACCAACCTCAGGATTGGCGCAGGCACAAGTTTCTAAGTCGTGGATACATTGAAGTCAAGGACGGTGTGGGGCGCAAGTCGGCAGAATACACTGGTGACTATTCAGGTGATATGCCTTGGTATCATGGTAACGCAGAACCAATCTCACCACGAAGGAAGTTTCACGAGTCGGTGCGTGATGGTTTGAAACAAGCATTTGGAAAGCTTGAGGAATGAGAATAAGCGGCTATGAAGCATACCTTCTGTTTCAAGCCTTGAAGAACCATTTCCAGATCGAGAGCTACGACTACTTCAAGTACCATGGAAAGACAAGAGCGAATGAACACTCGTTCATGGTGAAGCGGGATCGCCACTTTTATAAGCAGGCAGCGAATCGCTTCACCAGAGAAGACTTGACCGACTTGATCATTTCCAACATGCTTGTGGGTCGTAAGTTCTTCATCGACATGATTCGAAACGAGGCAGAACAAGCAGAGGAAGTGAGGCAAGAATATGTGAAGCGTAAGGAAAGTTTTACCTACATGTTTTCACAAGACCTAGACAGATTGCTTGCCAGCGTCGAGGAGCCAAAGCAACTGTTTAGCATCGAGAAGGGTAGTTATCCAGAACTCATCAACCATTATCTCAATCGAAACGTGCCGGTCGAGACGTTGGCAGCACTGGACAAAATCGTTGGCTTTTCACATGTCTTCGACAAAAAGTTGGGAAAGGATGATGTGATATGGGAGCCAACTCGTTTACTAATAATGAAATATAAACCATTTCTACGAGTGAATGAAGATCGGCTAAAGGAAATCGTGAGGGACAAAATGATAAATAGGGAGTAATTGAGACGAGGAACTTAGTTTATGCCTAGAGTAGTGAAGCTGTTATTGTGGACTGCGTTCTTTGTCGCTCTCCCTCTTACAATCACATGGGCGCAATCAACACGTCAAAACTGTATCTATGACTATTTGAAGTATTGCTCTGCTCACTCACCTAGTAGCAAGGCAGGACAAGATTGTATGAGGCGTCATGGTCCGCAGCTTTCTGATAGATGTATCACCGCACTTGTGGCAGATGGCATCATAACACTTGATGAGGTCAAAGACGTTGCGGATGATGCTGGCTTAGAAATAGAAGTTCAACCCGATGGCAGTCTGAAAAAGCGCCGTAAGCTAATCGCATTTTTCGATCCTCCTGTTCCCGTCAGAAACCCCAGAAGAGTTGAGCAAGAACTCGCAGCAATGCCACCTATTCCTGTGAGAAACCCACGCAGATTAGAACCCCAAGTGGTCGAGGCACCAGTCACTATTCCTGAACCAAAAGAAATAAAACCAGTTCCACCACCAGCACCAATAGAGACACAACCAGTTTCACCACCAAGTGAACCGGAGAAACCGAAAGTGGTGCCGCCCACACCAGAACCGGCACCAGAACCACCCAAAGAGGAGACGCCAAAAAAGAAAAGTGTTCTTGAACGCGCGGTAGAAATAATAAAGAAAGGATACGAGAAAGACTACATTCGTAAACCCGATCACGACAGAGTGAAACCCAAGGTTAGAGACGTAGAAGAAAAGCCAAAGCCAAGGGTCAGGCATGTGGAGAGACCAAAGCCTGAAAAGAGAAAGGCAGCAGCGACAGTCAGAAAGCATAAAGTAAGAAGAAATAAGGTCAAACAACTTTACAAAAAGAGGAGGCAATCGGTTCGAGCACAGGATCGTCGCAGAAACAAGCGGCTTCACGGCTTCGATAGCGATTATGAGATTACGCCGGGAGGCTATGGCTCAAACTTCCAATATACGGAAAGATTCCGCATTCAAAAATAATGCTTGACAAACCTTTCGAAATGGAGTATAAATAGCATGTCATTATGAAAGCTGTGGACAAGAAAACATACAACGCACATATAAAGGAACACACAATGAGCACATTTTCAAAACTAAAGAAATCCTCAGGCAATGTTCAACGACTCGCAGAGGAAATCAAGAAACTCAGCGAGCCTGAACAGAAGACTTTCGTAGACCCCGACGAAGAGACCTATTGGAAGTTGGAGCGAGATAGAGTGGGCAATGGTTCTGCTACTATTCGTTTTCTTCCTGCGCCTGCGGTAGACGGTGACGATGCTCTGCCATGGGTCCGTTATTGGGATCATGGATTTCAGGGACCATCAGGTAGGTGGTATATTGAGAACTCTCTAACCACGATTGGTAAGAAAGACCCATGCGCTCAGTATAACAGCCTACTTTGGAACGTGAGTGATAGCGATACATCACCATATCGTCGTCAGGCACGCGACCAAAAGCGCCGTCTTCACTACGTATCAAATATTTACGTGGTGAGCGGTCCCGGTCAGGGGAATGTCTATCGATTCCGTTATGGTAAGAAGATATTCGACAAGATTCAGGACTGCTACATGCCTCCATTTGACGATGAAGGCAGAACGCCAGACGATGACAACTACAATCCAACTAATGCGTTCGATCCGTTCGATCTCTGGCAAGGGGCAAACTTCAAGTTGCGCGTTCGTAAGGTCGATGGATTCCCCAACTATGATCTGTCGAGTTGGGAACCCGCAAAGCCTCTTCTTAATGATGATGCCGAACTTGAGGAAGTCTGGAAGTCTGAACACTCTCTTAAAGCAGTTATTGCTGAAGACAAGTTCAAGAGCTATGATGATCTGGCTCAACGCTTGGCAGACGCACTAGGCATTCCTGTTCAACGTCTCCAATCTGTTCTCAATGGAGAGATTCCTGTTACCGATGCTCTAAAGCTGGATCGTCGCGGGAGTGTCAAAGTTGATCGAGAAGAGACTGTTGAGGCAGTGAAAAGCCTTGATGATACTGATTCCGATGAGGAAGATGATGAGTTGCGAGAGTTTAGAATGCTCGCAGAAGGCTAAGACAAAGGGGAGCTTCGGCTCCCCTTTTTTTATTTCATATTGGTAGCACCTTCACTGAAATGACCGGCAGCAGGATCAATCGACAACTCAGAAAAGTTGCGAGCACGGTGCATAGCACGATGATTGCTCGTCGTCTTATATGGGTATGACGATTGTGCCAGAAGTCGCGTATTCTCCTGTATTGATAAGCCCGGATCATGTTGTGGTGTGTTGGGCTTCGGTCGAGGCTTTTGTTGTTTCTCCATCGAGGCTTGCTTCTCACTTGCCATTTGTTCACCACTTGCCTGTGTTGATCTGGCTTGTGTTAGAAGTTCCGATCCGGACATACGGTGCTGTGGTGTGACTTGTACCTTTTCACCACCACCGAATCTGGCTTTGACCTTGCCCGCAGCATCGACAATAGCGCTGCCTTCACCAACAAACTGTTGACCACCACCCAAGTAGTTTGGAACAAGACTATCGGCAGGAAGCGGCAGCGGCTCCTGCTTTGGCATGGGTGGTGGTTCAGGTTTTGGGGGCTTTGGTGCCTCTGGTGTTGGCTGAACTTTGGTTTTTTGATCTGCTGCCATAGTTCCTTGAACATCAAGTTGTGGCTGACCTATCGTCATGGTCGATGATTGAGGTGCTTTTGGCATAACAGTCGCGGCATCTGTTAGAGGCGCTGGTTGAATCTCACCTCTCTTTATTCTCGCTCTGTAATCACTCTCCATACCCTCACGGATTCTCTTTTGTATCTCTTCGTTTGACGGCATCAGAAACGATGGAACCCCACTTGTTTTATTCTGATATTGTCTATACACCTCATCCATCGCAGCAGCGCGTTGCTCCTGAGTCATGATCGTATTCCAATATTTTGTAAAAGCAGGATCAAAGCCTTCTGTTGAGAACGGCATGTCTTTGGGTACATTATATTCACCCAGATTGATCGTTGTGCCAAGGTTGCCATATGGGTCGATGGCACCGTTTGGCGCTTGATCTTTTGGCTCGACTTCCGATGCCGTGGCAAGCCCTTCGGCACTGGTTGCTTTCATAGCCGTTAGTTGTTTATTTGCTTGGCGTCTGGCTTCCGCAACATCATAACCAAAAAGCTTGCGAAATTCTGCCATGCCCATATTGTCTTCTGGATTGATGTTATACATTCGCATGGCTTTTTCGGACCAACCTTGTTCCCAATTACCCATGCTACCGCCGATATAACCTTTACCTTCTGTTCGTCCAAGTTGTCTTTCGCGAGAACCAAAATCACGGTGCATCAGGTCCATTTCACCATAGCCATATGCTTTTCCACCTTCACCAGTGAAATACATACCACTTCTCATATTTCCTGAATAACCCGGAAAGTATTTTTCTTGTGCTGTTTTCTCGAAATTCTGAAGCTGTTGGTACAATCTGGCATATTTTCCTGATTGATAGTTGGATAATGCTGTTCCATCTGGTGCGACAATTGTAGTATCAAGAGCTAGACCGCGACCATGCCTACCACCTCCCGGTCTATATCCCGATCCACCACCACCCTGCATTTTTCCACCTTTGACAGTTCCATTTATAACAACCTTATAACCGGGATTGTTTTCCATGAAACGTCGCGCTCCCTCGTCAGCAATAGAGAGAAGTGTTGGATTGACATTTTGAATGCTTTCCATAACACCCGGACGACTGGTATCCAAATATTTTACATCACCGGGAATCAGTTTTTCTGGGGCTTTGCTTTCAATGATTCTTCCTGCCACATCTCGCGTCACTGCTGATGATGCTTTTTGAGGTGCGGCATCTCTTGATGATTGAAACAACCTATTAGCTTGTTCCACACCTATTCTATTGATGTTCTCGATCATTCTTACTTGGTCTACCGGAGTAATGGTTCCAAGGAATTTAGCTGCTTCTGGATCGAGCCCTTTTGGTATGGTGGTTGATATTCGGTCTCTTAATTCTTTTGGAACTTCGCCGGGCTTGAGCATAGCATCATAATCTATTCTACCGGTTTGACTGGGGTCCGGTTCTTTTATAGAAGAGGCATCTTTCAAAGATTTGCCGGAAGCTTCCCACATATTCATCTCAGTAGCAATGGAACGAATCCAAGGCATTTCCCATGTTTTGTTATAAGTTCCTTCCCCTCCCGGCATTTTGTGAGCGGTTGAGGGGACGGCATCATAACCGCCTCTTTGAGCATCGGCATATACACCAGCGGAAGCATTATGAGTTCCAAAATAACTGTAATTCGTCCCCAATAAAACATTACTATGATATTGGTCGAACTGTTTGAACATGTTTGGATTATTTTCAATCTCATTCAATGCATTATTGTAGTTTCGCATACCGGTTGTTCCCGAACGCAGCGGCTCAAAATAAATGCTTGATCTACTCATATTTCTGAAATCTGTATTCAAGGCATTCGAAAAATCGTTACCATATCTTTCTTTATTGGCAGCAAATCGATTGTAAACTGTTTCCATAAAACCCATAACGGCTTGGGGGTCTTTTCCTACCTCTGCTACTGCCAAAGCATAAAAATGCTTTCTTTGATTTGTCGTTAATCGGTCACCACCCGCGTCCAATCTTGTTTTACCTAATGGATTAACTTTTCCTTCTTGTAAAAGAGTTCTCGTTCTTTTTTCGCTGGCACCTTGCTCCAAGGCTTGTTGCCACGATAATTTTACACCCGGAGACTGTTGTGGTTTTCTGTAATCAGAGGAATCCAATCCCAATGAATCCAACAATACTCCCGGTTCCTGTCCCGGCATTGTTCTACCATCTCGTAATTTTACTCCCGGCGATGAGCGGGCTTGTGTTCTTACAGGAGGAGAATAAGGTCTGGCAGTTTGTCCCAAACCCGAAGGACCGGTCATTGGTGTGGCACCAGTGGTTGCTCTGCCAATATCAGGCAATGCTCTTTTGAAATAATCAGGAAACATTTCTGCTAATTGAGTAGGAGTCAACGATGCCAGAAATGATGGCAATGGCGCTTCACGACGAGTGCTTTTTAGAGCATCTTTCGCGGTCAGCTTCTCCATTTCTCTGTAGTCTACTGTTAGCGTACTTTTGTCCATTTCTTATCTTCTCTGTTGTTTTTGTAAGTCTTCTAAATGCTGAAGGTGTTGTTTTAGCATGTCCAGATAAATGAATTTTTCCCATGGAGGCATTTTTTCAAGCCACTCAGCCTCCCAATGATGATGTTGTATCAAGGCAAAAAATGTCCTGAAATAGTTCATCAACGTATCATAACCAAGCATTAGACGAAAAAACGAGTAAAATCTTTATATTCAATGTGATGCTCGTACCCGCACTGTGGGCATGTGGCATCTGCCGTCACAACAAAAGTCGGATAATGGTCTACGAAATACTCCAACTTGGAAAACTGATCATGAGTCAGGCTTTCTATGAATTGGGTCACTTCCTCTTTTGGCATTTCTGATACCTTGTGCATCTGTTCACCATCAACAATATATGCCAGCGAACCAGCGATCAGTGTTATTTTTTTATTCAAAATCGAGTCATCATCCAGTATGCTTTTCACCGTTGTATAAGAAGGATATTTCATTTTGAGCGTGTATTTTGGAGGGACAGAAATCTCCATTTTAGCATTCTCATCCTTTTTTATTAACACGTTTGAGATGTCGATTTTGATAGGAAATATCGCTCCACATCGAGTTCCATCATACACGGCTTCACATCGAAATTTCACATCGACGCTCTCGCCTACCGATTTGGCTCTTAGGGCAATAAACAGATAGTCAACATCGAAAAACGGTAACTTATCCAACTCCAATGGGTCGGATACGATACAGTTATTGACTACCTGTTTTGTTGTACTGATGATCTCCTTTTCGTCGTCAGACTCAAGTGCCATCAACAGTAATTTCTCTTCCTTTACGGTGAACGGGCGTATTTTGACCGTCTCACCTGAGGAAGGCAGTTTCACGTCATAGGTGGGCAAATCAAGTTTTAGCATAGTGTTTCCTTATCTGTTATTTTCGGCTCCAGCAACCAATGGGGGTAATCCGGCTTGTGGTTCTGGATCGATACCTCGTCTCATCCATTTCATAAAGGTGAATGAGACAACAAGACGTTGAAATTGATCGTCTGACCATGCCATGGGCTGGGGACTTACCATGTATGGATAGGCATCGATCAGTGTAACGGCATATTGTGCCACTGGCTCGGTAGCAGTGGACGATGCCCCATACTCGCCAAACTGGTATATGTCGATCTCAGAACGATAGTCATCGCGATAGTTGAAGTCATAGGTGTTTGTGGGGTTTATGATCGTCAGCCAGTCATCGAAAAACTGTCTTTCCAGCGATGCGGTACGGCATATGAATGTGAAGTTGATGTCGTCATACTCGGTATATGATGGCAGTTTGAATGCCGGTCCATAATAATGAATACCATCAAGAGCGACAAAGCCTCGCCCCGGCATTTCAGCAACCTCACACAAGTAAGCAAGTTCATGTGAGAACGATGCGTAACCAGAAATCAGCGATCCCTGAGGCTTGATAAGAACGATAAATCGAGCAGTCTTTACTGGACCGCCCAGAGTGTCCGTTATCGCTCGAAAATCGGAAAGTCTCAAATGTGTTGGTGCGTTGGGGAATGGAATAGTTGCCATGTGTTTCCTACTTTTTATATACGAAGAGTTCTAGTGGAAGCTGGCTGGCTTTGTCCCATTCATCGGGGAATATTTCCACAAACTTAGTTCGAACATGACTAAAAAGATAACGGTGAATACATGGGCGTGCCAGTGTGACCAGTTGCTTTGATTGTTGTAACACAGCATAGGATAGTTTCAAGCGCGTGGTCTGCGACAGGTTTTTATTGTTTCGATAACCAGCGAGTAAGCCAAGTATGTACTGTCTTTGAGTATGGTTCAAGTAGTGAATATTCAAGCCCAAAAAGCCGTCTGGGTAGCGCTCGATGGGAAAAACCAACGGGTACTTATCCCAGACTGGCAGTATGGACTTCCACTTGGCATCGTAACGAAAAAAGAACATGCGACCAATAACAGTGTTGTCTCGCGTTCGCATCGTCTCGTTTAGTACAGCGCGGCGTAACCCTTCAGCAGTTGTTGCTTTGGATGTGAACCAGTTCGCTAACTCATTTTTGGTATACTTGGTTGCCATTTATCCTGTGCCGAGAATCAAAGAAGCGCATTTCAGAAATCCAGAATCGGTACAGCCACAGCCATCAGCGGCAAGTGGCAAAAGCAAAATCAGGAATTTCATGGTTTCCTCCCTTGGTTGTTATCTATTTATTTCGCAAACCAAGCTGGTCTTCTGTTATTAGGCGAAATTCCCAGCCTCTTTGCTTACAAAACGCTTCGGCAGACTTCCACTTCTCTTTGTTTATACCCCATGTTACAACTTCTGTGATGTAGCGCTTGGTTTTTTTGGTCTTTTTCTCAGGTTCAACGGTCTGTGCTTTGGGCTTGACTTCCAGCATATACGTTTTGAGTTCTCCATTGACCGTGCGAATCTCAGCAACAAAGTCAGGGTAGTATCGGTGAACGCGCTTGTCTATTGGCGATACATACGGAACAGCAATGCCTGAGTTCTCTGTTGGCATGTTATCAATACCCAAGCCATCACTTGCCCATCTCACAACATTGGTATTTTCATCCAGATATTTCATGACCAGCAGTTCCCAACCACTGCGATACACAATGCTTGAGGAGTCACCAATGTATTTTTCAGGGTTCTTTGGCTTGAAATAACCCCTGCGAGGCTTTCGTTTTGTCATATAAATATATAGATCGATTTTCACAAAGGAACGAAAATGCCGGAGATACCTAATCCAAATGCGATTACCTCATATTGGACTGATAAACTAAAAACAGCAGCGCAGATGGTTGCTGCCGCTTCAACTGCTCCGGTAACCGGGACTGCCCCACTTGATACCCTTGGACAAAGCCAATACAATTTTCAATACAAGGTGTTTCCAAACGACATTGGTGCGGACTATTTCGGTCACTATATGGTCATCAATATCAACGTTCCCACAAAAGGTTTCAGGTTATCGGCATCTGCTTTGACCGATGCGGCAGGGCAATATACAGGCTACTTCAACCAACTCAATCAGGCATCAAAGGTTGACGTTCTTCGATATGGTACATATGGCGGTGTAGGTACAGGTACAGGTGCCGCATCATTTATTCCCAGACAGACACGACGTATCGCTGAATCCATTGCTCTGTTTATTCCACAGGGCATGTATTGGTATCAGGAGCATTTCTGGGATGATATTTCCATGACCGAGTTGGCAGGCAAGATCGGTATCGGTATCACCAGCCAACTTCCTTTTGTAGGTGGATTAACAGCAGGCATGATTTCAAGTGCTACACAGCAAGGTGGCGCACTAAACCAAGCGGCACAGGTTATGGGAAGTCCTATCAATCCTGCCGTCGAGGTCATGTTCTCCACAACCGCACTTCGTCACTTCACCTTCGATTTTCTGTTTGCCCCACGTAATCTTGAGGAGTCAGTCAACCTCAAAGAGATCATCACTCAAATCAAGTTTCATGGCGCTCCTGAAATCAATCCTAATACAATGGGTGCTACATGGATTCCACCCGCAGAGTTCGACATCACGTTCTTTCACCAAGGGCAAGAGAACAGAAACATCGCGCGTATCAACACATGCGTTCTAGAGAACATCGAGGTTGACTATCATCCGTCTGGAATGTGGTCTGCTTTTCGTAACGGGCATCCTGTTCAAGTCAGAATGCGCCTACAGTTTAGAGAAGTCGAGCCTATTCACAAACAAAGAATTTTGCAAGGATTTTAGAGTATTACAGGGTTTCTGGTATGCTATATACTGCTATGGAAAAAAGGAGACTCCAATGGCAGTGATTTATAAAGCGACAAACACAGTGAATGGTAAGGAATATATCGGTTTTGCTCTTGATCTGGAACGAAGAAAAAGAGCACACTACAACAGAGCCAATCGCGGTGATGGTGAATACTTTCATAATGCGATTCGTAAATATGGATTTGATGCGTTTGAGTGGGCAGTGCTAAAAGAAGAGGCAACACTTGACGACGAGATATTATTGATCGAACAGCATGGAACATATGAAAACGGCTATAACTTGACGAAAGGTGGAGAAGGTAAGTTGGGATGTGAAGTAACAGAAGAGACTAAACAAAAGATTTCAAAGGCACGAAAAAAACAAGTTCTTACGGAAAACCAAATCAGAGCATTACGTGAAAACGCAAAGCGTATGAAAGAACGGGGACACACACCAGAAGCAAGAGCTAAAATATCTGAAGCCAATAAGAATAGAAAGTTCACTAAGGAACACAGAGCCAATATTTCTAAAAACCACGCTGCCTATAAAGAGACGGGCGCATACTATCAAAGCGAAGAATATAAGGAAAAAATGAGCAAAGCGAAAAAAGGCGAAAAAAGAACACCAGAGCAAAAAGAGCATTATAGACAAGCGGCACTAAAGCGCGAAAAAGCAAAAAGAGAGCAACAATAAATGTCCAACTTCTTTTCTAACTTTCCTATACTTGGCTACGATATTGCCAATAAACAGTATAGCAACTTTCAGCTAACAACCAATATTTTTATTCGCTTTCGATTTCTCAAAGAGGTGCTTGGAAATATTTCCGCTTACTATGAATACATTGTTTCCGACTACGACACGCCCGAGATCATAGCAGACAAGATATATGGCGATCCAGAAGCCCACTGGATCATTTTGTTAGCAAATGATATGGTCGATGCTCAGTACGATTGGGTTCTGAGCGACAGAGATTTTCGTAACTACATCATAAACAAGTATGGATCAGTCGAGACAGCAAAAACAACCGACCATCATTATGAAAAAGTAATAGTCAGAGAGCAGCAAGCCACAGGCACCACATCAGAGACACGCTTTGTGGTCAATAAGGAAAAACTGACCGATAATGACTTGGATGTTCCATATGACTACTATGAAGGGGATGGCTCGCTTGTCGAGACAGCAGGATTGAGCACCTATAACTTGTCGGATGGCATGACCGTGATCGAGGTGGTTAGCCGAGATGTAATATCATGCTACGACTATGAATACAACCTGAACGAAGCAAAGAGAACGATCAAGATCATTAAACCTGAATACTATCCTCAGATCATGCGTGAGTTTACCGCGATGCTCAAAGCAGAGCCCTCGTTCATTAGAAAACTGGTATAATGGCAGACACACAAGCTAATCAGATACAAGGCTTACTAGCCCAATATGAAGTCTACTTGAACGGCGTTTCTATGAATACGCTCACAGCGGTCACGCCTGTTGAGTTGATACTAGGTGAAAGCTTGTTGACTCCCGGCTTACAGACATCGTTGAGAGTTCACAGTTATTATCACCAGTTACCGGTCAAGGATTTGAATGACTACAAGGGCAAGGGTATTTCTGCTCATATCAAAAGAGATTGCTTGGCACCATTTGGAATACCGACCACAATGGATATTGCCCAGACCATGTATCGAATAGACAATCGCAGACCTATAGGACATCAGGTCGAGGAGTTTGTTATTCATGCCTGCGACCATACATTGCTTAGAGATGCCGAGCACCTTGTTAGCAAGTCATGGAAATGTACCACACCGTCGCAAGTCGTGAGCGAGGTTCTTTCTCATTGCGTTCAACCGACCAATATGTTTGTGGAAAGCACAGCACCAGCGCGAGATTACATTGCTGAAAACATTCATCCGTTTCAGGTGGTAGCACAGCAAGCAAATGCGGCACTGGTAGCAGGAAATGACCCATCATTGCTACACTATATGACCTACCACAACTTGGGAACGCATTGGTTTTATTCGCTATATACACTTACAAGAAAAGCGCCTGTAGCTACATTTACATATAGTGAAATCGGCTCGGCAGCGGGATACGGAAACCCCCATAGCCTTATGACTCAATCATTTCCTTGCGATTTTGACTTACTTTCGGACATTTTGAACGGTGTTGATGCCAATGGAAATGATATTAACTCAATCGTTCTTTTCAATCCTGTTTTCAAAACGTTCAGCCTGCTAGGAAATCAGTCATTGGGTTGTGGGTTGGGTGGTGGTGTAATGAAAAGTTCTATTTCAAATGCCGGTTCTGCCGGTCAGCAAAACATGTGCCCCGATTATTCCGAATTATGGCTACTGAAAAGACAAGCACGAATGGCACTATTGGAACAAGATAAAATAGCTGCCCGAATAGTTGTGCCATGGCAACCTCAGTTACATGCCGGAGAAGTCATAACACTCGATCTGTGGAACAGAGAGCAGCCAACGCTAAAAAACTATGGTTCGGGCGATTATTTGGTGGTGAGCATGACTCATAATCTGAAACTCGGAGGATTTTCTACAACTACATTGGATTGCGTTTCAACAACGGTCGGTCAAGGAGGTATTTTATAACATGTCTCTACCTAAGAGATTTCCACAAGATGCGGGTATACAGATTGCTTGTGTGTATGGGCAGGGTGGCGTATCGGATGAGATTCAAGACCCGCTAAAGGCATGTAACATGCAAGTCTGGTCACCAACAGAGCACAGTTGGGCAGGCGTTGAACCAAACCATCTTGCTTTGAGCCCGCAGTTTCGTAAAACACAGTCAGAGTTTCCCAGACCGCCCGATCCGGGGTCTTTTGTTTATTGCTTGAAGACAACCGGCAGAAGCGATGTGGTTGTGTTGGGGCAGGCAAATGAAATGGTGAATCCAAGCACCTCGACAGGCGGCAACATCAACTTGTTCATGATGAATCCATACTTACAGGAAGCATTCAATCGTCGTTTGAAAATGTACCCACTTCCTCAATACAAGGAACAGATGAAGCGCGGTGCTCTCATTCGTGAGGTTCAAGAAAAGGGAGATCAATACTATCACGGTATGCTTCAAGGTTTGCCGTCGCAAGCCAGCATTTATCCTATGGCAATGATCACACAACAAGCAAAAAAGGGTGTTGAGACTGCCAAGGAGCATTTTGCTAATGTGCTTGGTATGAACCAAATCTCAGGACTTGCTGGACAGGTCATGTCGCTTGGTAAAATGTTTAGCAATTTGAGCAACAGCAACAAGAAAAAGATCAAGCAGAACATGCCTAATGAGACACAGGCAGCGCTCGAAAGCTTGGCATACTTGCTACCGAATATCGAGACCAATGGTGGTGGTCATTATGCCACAGATGCCAAGGTCAACGAAGACGTGTTCATGGCAAATGTTATTGATTTGTTATCGCAATGTACAACGATCAGCGACATCACGTCAGTGCTATCACGAGTTCAAACGGACACATCATTGTATGGGCTCGAACAGCTTCCAAATATACACATAACATACAGCACACCACATGGTAATGTGGATCAGATTATCGCTGCCAACGGCACTCTCTACACAGCAAACAGCAACACCACAAACGCAACTAGCAAAAGCAAGAGTTCGTTTGGCAGTTTCATGAGTTCAGCAGCAACAGCAGGCGGTTCACCGGCTTCTTTACCGGGTCAGAATATGTTTGGTGATAGTGCTGGTACTATGTTTGACATGATGCAGCGCGTATTTCCGAGTGGTGAGCAAACTGCCATGCAGACAGTTGAGAAGACAAACAGACAGAACAAAGCGATAAACAGAAACAAAATCGTAACAGATTGTTGTAATCAGAATAGCTTACTAGAAAAAATAGCAGAGCAGTTAGCATAAGACATGGCAAATAAGACACCAGATCATCCACAAGAAGCAGGTCCTTACTCTCCCACCAAATGGGATACACGAGAGGATGCCTACAAACATGCTGGTGAATATCCAAACCAGAACTACACTCGAACGCAGTCTGGTCATACCATCATGTATGACGACACCAAAGATAAGGAACACTTGACTCTACAACATCGCTCTGGTGCGCGTATTCAAATGGGTCCAACGGGTGATATTCAGCTTATCGCTCACAATGGTCAATACAGTATTGTGTTTGGTGAGAACCGCATGGAAGTCACTGGCACACATGATGTGACGATCAAGGGTGGTGGAACACTCAAGGTCGATGGAGACTATGATGTAACCGTTGGTGGTGATGTGAATATGGCAGCGGATGGTGACTTCAACTGGAAAGGTAAGTCATTCAACATGCTTGGTGGTGGCAACTTCGATATGGAAGTAAAGAACATGACGATCAAAACAGAAGGCTCATCCACACTACACTCAGCCGGAGCAGTTTCTATTACAGGAGGCACGCTTGCTGCTGTTTCATCACAAGAGGGTGCTGTTGTATTAGCTGCTTCATCGAGTGTTGGTGTTTATGCCAAGGGTGGTGATGTGGCAATTCAAGCCCAAGGTGGCAGCGTTCACATAAAAACACCGCAAGAAATCAACATGGACGGTGCTCAAAACGTCTGGATCAACTCAGGTAAATCACGAAACGCAACTGAGATTGTTTCATGGCAGGCACCAAAACATCCGACAGAACAAGTTAGAAGGGGATCACCCGGTAAACCATCAATGCCGAGACACGGCACTTATGTATAGCATAAATAGGTAACCATGGCAAGAAACATCACACGTATCAAAGACTTTTGCGATCTGGACCTTGATTTTATCGCGCATCCTACAACAAAGGATGTGGTGAAAAAGAAAGGTGTGGAAGCAATACGCAGATCAGTCAGAAATCTTGTTCTGACCAACTTTTATGAGCGCAAGTTTCGCCATTACATAGGCTCAAATGCGCAGAAAATACTGTTCGACAACATCAATCCACTGACGGCAACGTTTCTGAAAAATGCCATCATCGAAACCATTGTGAACTTTGAACCAAGAGTTCAATTAGTGGATGAAGGAAACGACGGAGTGCTGGTTCAAATAGCACCCGACAGCAATGGCTATAATGTACGCATTTCATTTATCGTGATAAATACAGGAGCACCCGCAGTTATAACCCTATTTCTCGAAAGAATCCGCTAATGGCAACCGAAAAAGCAGCACTGAGAATAACAGAACTTGACTTTGATACGATTCGAGAGAATCTGAAAGCATATCTGCGAAGCCAAAACGAGTTTCAGGATTATGATTTTGAAGGCTCCGGCTTATCTGTTCTGTTAGATATTCTGGCATACAATACTCACTATATGGGCTTCTATTTGAACATGGTGGGAAACGAAATGTTTCTCGATACTGCCCAAGTTCGCACATCAATTCTATCTCTTGCCAAAGCCATCGGGTATGTTCCAGAAAGTCGTAAGGGCGCTCTTTCTCGCTTGAATATCACTGCCACTCCCTCCAACACAGAAGATCAAGATACAACAATCATCACACTAGAAAAGTACACAAGACTTTTGGGGTCAGATGTCGATGGAGTCAACTATCCGTTCGTCACTCTTTACTCAAACACCGCTTCCAAAAATACGGGGTCATTTGCCTTCTCTAATATCTACGTCAAGCAGGGAGAGGTCTCTACACAACAGTTTCAGATGCTTCCAACGAACACAACGCGCCGTTTTGAACTACCCAGCGCGAACGTTGATATGGATTCGTTGGTAGTTACTGTTCAAGCATCTTCATCAAACACAGACACACACCAGTATACACTTGCTGACGACATTACAGAGTTGACCGCAAACTCGATGGTCTATTTCATGGAGGAGAACGAGAACCTCAATTACACGATCTATTTCGGTGACAACTACATTGGTAAGAAGCCACAAGACGGTAGTATTATCATCTGTACATATCTTGATACTGTTGGAACACCAGCAAACAACATTTCCAAATTCACGTTCATCGAACCAGTCGGAGACAAGTATTCTGATAACGTGATCGTAACCGCTGCCGCATCATCCTATGGTGGTGTGGATAAGGAAACAATCGAGCAGGTTCGTTTCCGTGCTCCGTATTTCTATACATCGCAGAATCGAGCGGTTACAGTGAACGACTATGAAACACTCATGACCAAAGAGTACAACTTCATCGATGCCATCTCTGTCTGGGGTGGTGAAGACAACGATCCGGTTGTGTATGGTAAGGTTTATGCTTCTATCAAGACAACGGGTAACTACCATCTCACAAACCTTGAAAAGGAACGCATCAAGGATGAATTGATTCGCACTCGTAACGTGCTGACCGTCACACCTGAGATTGTCGATCCAGACTATACCTACATTCTTGTTCGTGCCACAGTGAACTATGATGCGGCACTTACAGGACGAAGCACCGGTCAACTTGAAGAATTGGTACGCGCTGCTATTCAAGACTACAATGATACGGAACTGAACAAGTTCAATGCCACCTTTCGCAAGAGCAAGCTTCAACACTACATCGACAATTGCGAGAAGTCGATCACTGGTTCGGACATTCGTATCTTCGCTCAGAGACGTTTCCTTATCGATACCAACAAAACAAAGAGCTATGAGATCAACTTCTATAGTCCAATTTCACGAGACACACTCACTGAACGATTGGTAACCTTTCCTGAACTTTCGGTACAGGATGCCAACAGAATCGCAAGGCGCACATACATCGATGAGTCGGCAGTCATATCAACCGGTATCGAATCTATAACTGTTACGAATAGTGGCATTGGATACTTGAGCACACCTACTGTAACAATCATTGGTGATGGATCGGGCGCAACTGCCACAGCAAAGATTCTTTCCGGAAAGGTGGTTGGTATCACAGTAACAAATGCTGGTCAAAACTACACCTCTGCCGTCGTTTCCATAACCGGTGGAGAGGGCTCTGGCGCATATGGTGTTGCCACTCTACAAGCTTCAAAAGGTTTGCTAAGAACCATCTATTACAAGTCAAATGGTGAAAAGTCGGTTATCAATCCAACAGCGGGAACGATTGATTTTGAGACGGGAAGAATCACGATTGACGCACTTAGAGCATTTGATATTTACGAAAATGACCTGTACGACGACGGCTATTTGACTCTCTCAGTACCTATGAGAAACGATTCCATTTCCGTCGTTCGAGAAAGAATCCTGACTATCGATGATAACGATCCAAAGGCAGTAACGGTGGAAATGGTCGCTAAACTCTCAGGTTCCTTTCTTTGTAAGAAACGACCATCAGACTTTTGTGGCATTTTTGGAAGCCTATTACGAGTACCTTGAGCAGGATACAAAAGTAGTAAACCGCATCAAGAATACCGACACTTATTACGATATTGATCGAACCCTCGATGAGTTTGCCGAGTATCTTTACGACACATTTCTAAAACTTGTTTCTCGAAACGTTCTGGCAGACAAAGCACTGCTTCTCAAGAACATCAAGGATTTTTACCGAGCACGCGGCACTGAGAAGTCGGTGAAATTTCTCATGCGTATTTTGTTCGATGAGGAAATAGATTTCTACTATCCAAAAAAGGACATTCTCAAAGCATCAGATGGCAAATGGTATATAGAAAAGTCGCTTCGCGTTACAGATACAAAGATAGATGATGAAGAAGCCCTTTCCATTGCCGATCTAGAAAAATACATCAGCACCAGAATAACCGGTTTGAAAACGGAATCCCAAGCGACAATCGAGCGCGTCGATAGGTATTACGAAACTGGTGTTCAGATTGACGAGTTGATTCTTTCCAATATCGACGGAGAGTTCGAGGGCGGTGAGCAGATCATTGCTCAGTTTAGCGATACAGAAGCCACAAGAAATATTAGCTCCAACATCATTTCTGGTATTGTTTCCTCATTGACGATCACTAACAGTGGTTCTCTTTACGAGGTTGGTGATCCGGTCATCATTCTGAGCAGTACAGGTTCAGGCGCATGTGCTACTATCGGAACAGTTACAAGTGGTAACATTGCCTCGTTGGTTGTTGAAGACGGCGGCGCGGGTTATCTGACAAACGACTGGATTCTTGTAACTGGTGGCGGTGGTACAGGTGGTAACGGTAACGTTTCAACAGTTCTATCTGATGGTTCGGTTCATCCAAACACCTATAACATCTCGAACAGCACAATCTCAGTCGAGCAAAACACGCCACTCAACAACACTCAATACAGCAACCTAAAAGCATCTGACGTAAACTCAGCACTTGAAGACGCACTTTATTTCTGGCAATATGCCAATACCGGACCAGTTCAAACCGTGGCAATCATCGATGCCGGTTACGGATATACATCTGCTCCAACCCTTTCTATTTCTGCCAACAGTCGCATTCAGGCACTTGGTATTATTGGCAAGTTGGAAATCGTTGACGGTGGTTCGAACTATGCCATTGGAGACATGATTTATTTCGAGAACGTGCCGGGTGGTTATGGTTGTGGAGCGTTGGCTAATGTTTGGAACGTCAATGCCGCAGCATCAGATGCCATTTCAGAAGTCCGCTTGATCGAAATGCCCGGACACATCATTGGTGGTTCTGGCTATGACATGAGCTATTTGCCCACATGTAATATAGACTCGGGTACGGGATCAGGTGCCAATGTTGTCGTCACGGCATTGCTTGGTACTGGTGTGGAACTACGTGCCGCTAATACGACTCTGGGTGCTATTCAACGAGTCATTCTGTGGAGTGGTGGTTCGGGTTACTTGGAAGAACCAACCATCGATATGACCGGTTATGGTGATGGAACAGCTACCATTTCAGCGACGTACATCACTGGTATTTACCAGTATCCGGGCAGATACCTGAATGACGACGGGCATGTAAGCAGTTATAACTTCCTACAGGATCGTGATTACTATCAGAACTTCTCGTATGTGATCAAAACCAAGCAGTCAATCGACAAGTTCAGATCATATGTAAGAACACTGGTTCACCCATCAGGCACAAAGATGTTTGGTGAGGTTCAGAATGATGACGCTGTATGCTCATCCACAATCGAAATGCCGGAACGCGAGAACTTGATCGATAAGTGGTGGGCAAACGGAACCAACTCACTCAACACATTCAATCTGTCTTGGAGTAGTGGCTATAGTGGTTCGGACCCGTGGACTTCTTTATATTCCATGACTAACATGTTGAGCAATGATACTGTATCGTTTGCTCATACCGATGCGACGGCGGGTAATCGAGAATGGTTGAAGTTTGAGTGGGGACAAGAATATCTTATTGATGAGATACAGATACGAAATAGAGCATCACCGGGAGCAGTCGCAGAAAGATTTGGCAACTCTAATGTCAATGTGTTGGACGCAAACAGCAATGTCATTTACACTTATTGGATCGATCCGGCTCTTTGCTTTGCCCCAAATACTGTTGTGGGTTCGTTACATACCATTCACCTTCCATATCCAATGATGGCAAATGGTGTCAATATTGTAGGAAACGTATGTGCCACCTCTACATCAGAATATTTGAACCTTGGAACAATCGATGTGTATGGCTGGGATGAACCCATAGATGAAGTGTTCGCTCCTGTCGCATCGGGTACATCAAACACAACGCAGTCGCTTATCGTCAACACCACACTGACATGGGCAAACTCAAACGGCGCATTCTTCAATCCAACGATCTATCTGCCAAACAGTTATTTGGCGAAGGGTGATAAGGTCACAGTCGAGTTCCTTGCTGGTAATGTCTACAACGTGATGGCAAACGTTTCGACCTACACACCAGATGGCATCTATACCGTTGCCAACTCTATCAATGCCAATCTCATCGAGGTTCATTCCGGTAAGTGGCTACAGGGATCGATAAATGTTAATGTCCAAACTCCTGAAACATCAGGTCTTCAGGGTCTTTATATGAGATCAGATGGTTTGAAAATGTATGCTCATGGTACATCAACAGACAGAGTGTACGAGTTTAGTTTATCAAAACCGTGGGATGTTACGTCTGGTGTTTATAGTCAAGTAAGTCCTGACCTAACTTTAGGTGTCGAAGGAACAGGAACAGCCATACGTTTTGGTGCGAATGGGACTATACTTTATTACGGGGGAACCCAAACCGATACCATTTATTCATTCGAATTATCTGAAGCTTGGAATGTCAATACAGCGTCATATTTGGCAAGATCACCAAACTTTAACTCAGAGCATAGTGAAAGTAACTTAACTGGATTTGAAATAAGCGCAAATGGGGATTACCTATATGCTGTTGGGTCTGGAACAGACATCATATATCAATACTCCCTTTCTGAATCTTGGAATATTAACACTGCTACCTATTATGCTGAACAACATGTTGGAAATGAGGACAGCTATCCGACAGCGATGTGGATCAATTCTTCTGGTAACACAATGTTCATTTATGGGACAACGAACGACAGAATCATCAAATATTCATTCTCAGAAGCATGGAATGTCAACACGGCATCGGTTATGGCTAATCAAAACTCAGCAAGCTTGGTGGGGACATATGGTGTGAGTGGCAATGAGATAGATTTCAAATCTGATGGAACGTTAGTTTATATAACTGATAGCGCAAGACGCATAGTCGGACAAATATCTATGACCGAGGCATGGAACGCAAATACCATGGTTGTTCATACCTCATCGACCGAAAACGTTCGTGTCGGAAAGATCATAAATACAGGGATCAATAGATACTTCTATTAAGTAGGAAAAACATGACCACAAGCTGTACTTTCAGAAATTTGAGTGTCAATAACGCGGAACAGTTTTTGGAATCCGTTTCCGAACCCGCGCCTAATACCAAAATCTATTTTACGTTTGGTAAGATAGATGATTGGGCAAACGTCAGTTCGCCCGATGAGGCTAACTCAAGCATCGCAGCAACGTATGAGCACTGGTCAAATATGATTGGTGGTAAACGTATTGTGGGCGGTGACTTTCACCATGTTGTTCGTAGGTTCGATTGGGTTGCGAATACTCGTTACGTTGCCTATGATCATATGAATCCTAATCTTCATGACGGAAACACCAATTTTTATGTGGTTACCAGCGAATACAACGTCTATAAATGCCTATCAAACAACATGAACTCGATCTCCACTATCGAACCCACTGCTATCAATCCATATTCCACTACCACGACATCTGATGGCTACATTTGGAAATACATGTACACCATCTCTGATTCCGAGCAGCTTCGCTTTACCACAGATGGATATATTCCGGTAAAGATTCTATCTCAGGATGACGCTTCGACACAGTGGGAAGTACAGCAAAACGCAGACGAGGGTGGTATTCTAGCAATCGAGGTCACAGATGGTGGCGTTGGGTACACTAATGCCTCGAACATCGTTATCACTTCTGTTGGTGATGGCACAGGATTAGCCGCTATGGCAACGATTAACAACATCTCAAACACGGTAAATGCCGTGATTGTTACCGATTCGGGCGATGATTACACATTTGCCTATATCACAATAACAGATGGATCGCCAGAGGGTGGAGCTAATGCCAAAGCACGGGCGATCATCAGCCCTCCCGGTGGACATGGATCGAACCCATTATATGAACTTGGTGGTAAGGATATTATGATCAACGCTCGCCTGAAATACGACGAAGAGGGTGTATTACCAGTCACAAATGAATATCGGCAAGTAGGTCTTTTGAAGGACCCAGTGGATAGATCGACAGGAAATGTTGCTTCGCTGGCAGCATTTGTTCAAGCTACGAAAATCACCGTGGTTGGTTCTGGTGACTATGAGGAAGATGAGTATGTTTATCAGGGAGCCAACCTTTTGACTGCCAGCTTCTCAGGCAAGGTAGTTTCTTGGAACTCTGTAACTGGTGAGGTTTTGATTATAAATACAAAAGGAACCCCATCTGCCGCACAAAGTCTTGTTGGTTCGGAAAGTTTCACCGCAAAAACCGTTTCGAGCATCACAGAAGGAGAAATGAATAAGTATTCCGGACATCTCCTTTACATGAATAACTTTGAGGCAATACAACGCGACCCGGAACAAATCGAAGACTACAAGATAGTGATAAAATTCTAAGAGGAAAAATAGCAAATGGCTGACAATACCAGCAATAGTACGCTAACAACGGATTTTAATGTCCCCCCATACTATGATGATTTTGACGACAATAGCGGCTATTATCGCATTCTCTTTCGTCCGGGTTATGCCGTACAGGCACGCGAACTTACACAGCCTCAGACAATGCTTCAAAACCAAGTTGCTCGCTTTGGTAAGCACATTTTCCGCGAAGGTTCGATTGTTCTCCCCGGTCAGTTCTCCATTGAAACCAACCTTGACTATGTAAAGATCAAGGATGTTGATGCCTCAAATAACTCGGTAAGCGTAGACGATTTCGACGGTGAAACTATTTACTCCGAAACAAATGGAGTCGTAGCCCAAGTCATCGATGTGGCAGACGGCAGCGAAACATCTTCAAACACAAAAACTCTATTCATTCGCTATACCTCATCATCTTCAGACGGTTCGATTGATGCTTTTCAGGACGGTGAAAACCTAACCTCCAACAATGGTGGCATGGTTACACTCGCTGCCGATTCAACCGGTCAAGGTTCACGCTTCGTTATCACCGAGGGTGTTGTCTTTGCCAAGGATCACTTCATTCGCTTTCCAACGTCATCAATCATTCTAAGTCGCTATAGCACGACACCAAACTGCCGTGTCGGTTTCACTATCACAGAAGACATCATTCGATACACAGAAGATCAAAGCTTGCTCGATCCAGCGCTCGAATCTTCTAACTATGCTGCTCCCGGTGCCGACCGACTAAAGCTAACTGCTGTTCTCGATGTTCTGGACATCAACGATACAACCGGTGCACCAGACTTCGTTGAGCTATTCACCATTCAAAACGGTATCATCACCGAGTTATATGAGAGACCACAGTACAACATTCTGCGCGATGAAATGGCAAAGCGTACCTTCGATGAGTCTGGCGACTACTATGTAAAAGGCTTGACTGTTCGCGTTCGTGAAAACCTCGATACAGGAAACAACTTTGGTTACTCGACAACAGGCAATAGCCAGTTGCTATCAGTTGGTGTTGAACCCGGTGTTGGTTACGTCAAGGGCTATGAAGTGGGTAAGCTGGTCACCACCTATGTGACGACAGACAAGGCAACTACCTACGAGAACGTCAACTCTCAGATCATCTCCACAGGATATGGAAACTACCTGACTTGTAACGAGTTCACTGGTTCTGTGAAGCATGACGAGGGCACCAAAATAATACTGTATGATACAGCAAACCAACGATTGACAAATCGCCTCTGGGCAGATGGCGCGGTTGTTGGTACTCGTATCGGTGAAGCAAAGTTATTCTCTATTGAATATGACTCTGGTATTCTAGGCACAGCACAGGGCAATGTAAACATATATCTAACAGACGTTCAAATGAACGGCACAAACTCATTCTCGAACACGCGAAGCCTCTATCTGAGTGGAGCTACAAGAAAGTTTGGTGCTGACGTTGTTCTATCATCGAACATTGCTGCGCTAAAGGATGCCGCAACAAGTACGCTTCTATACTCAGTTGGAACTACCGGTGTTCGCACCATTCGTGATGGTTCAGCAGCAGCGGATATGACTTTCAACTTCAAAAGAACCGACGATGTTACAATCTCATCAGGAGGAACATTCTCTGTTTCAACAAGTGGTGATGAGGTTTTCCCATACGGAACCAGTTCTGATATTTCAGATGCCGATAAGGCAGACATTCTTGTTACGATTGCCGAGGATACCAACATTGCTCTACCGGGAACGGTTTCTGCTACAGCAACTCAGACAGCACTTAGCGGATCGAGCACATTTTTCACTCGCTTGAACATAGGCGACAAACTTGAGTTCGGTGGTAACGCTCGTGCTTACTTCATCACAGCAATCGCAGACAACACAAACTTGACCGTCGATAGTGGACTACCATCACTATCCGGAGACCTTCTATTCAAAGCCTACAAGGAAGGTGATGTTGTTAACATGACCGGTATTGGTTCTGATGCCGGTACAGATAGAACGATTGCTACAACTTCAACACAGCTAACATTTGATCTGAAAGAAACATTCGGTGCTACGAAGAGTGCCTCTGTAACCTATCAGATCAGTCATACCTCCACAGAAGAGGTTGATAAAGACCTGAGAGCAAACCGTTTTGTTATCATCGATTGCTCTACTGCTGGAACGACTGGTCCATTCAACCTTGGCTTCCCAGACGTATACAAGATCAGAAAGATCAGACTGAAAACGGGCAGCACGTTCTCCTCAGAAGGTGAGGGAACAGATGTCTTAGACAACTTTATTTTCGACAACGGACAACGCGATCAGTTCTATGATTTCGCAACCATTACACCAAAGAGCCCTTCGTTCCTTGGTGCTACCGACTTTTTACTTGTAAAACTTGACTGGTTTGAGCCATCATTCTCTACCGGTCGTGGTTATTTCTCGGTTGATTCATATCCAATCGATGACGATACAGTTTCAAATACCACGATTCGAACGGAAAACATTCCTATTTACACGTCTCCAACGAGTGGAACACGATACAATCTGCGCAACTATATCGACTTTAGACCAGCAAAAGTAAGAGTTGCGGCAGATGCTACTACAGTTGGTGGAGCAGATACAAACCCCGGTTCGTCGGAAGGATTTACTTTTGAAGCTAGCGGTTTGAGACTTCCAGCGCCTTCAACACAAGCGACATTTGACTATTCATTCTATTATGGGCGTCGTGATCTTGTCGTTATGGACAAAGAAGGAAATGTTTCCATTGTAAAAGGCATTCCAAGGTCCGATCCTAGAACGCCTCTTTACCCAGAAAACTTTATGGTGCTGGCATCGATTTACATCGCGCCATATCCATCACTTGCTCCAAACTACGCACAGGTACTAAAGAGACTTGATATTTCGTGTAGCGTCAAGAAACTTTCCAACATTCGCTTTACGATGCGCGACATTGGTGTTCTCAAAAACCGCATCATCAACCTTGAATACTATGCGGCACTCAGCCTTCTCGAAAAGTCGGCACTCGATATGCAGATCATTGACGAGGATGGCTTGAACCGTTTCAAGAATGGTATTTTTGTCGATACGTTCTCCGATCACACATTGGGTGACATCTATCACGTTGATTATCGCATCGTTGTCGATCCGAGCGAAAAGAGCATTCGTCCAATCTACACGATGGATTCGCTTCTCTATAACTACAAGAGCGGATCGAATGTCGTCAAGACCGGCGACCTTATTACATTGCCATACAGCAACACACTGTTCGTAACTCAGAACGTTGCCACTTCCTATCGCAACATTGAACTTTCAAGTTATAGGTTCATTGGTGAGCTATTCCTAACACCAGACACAGATGTTTGGGTCGATACCGAATGGCTTGAGGATGAGGCAATCTCCATCGGACCAGATGGCAGCAACCTTCCACAGAACACAACAACATGGAATGAATGGCAGACAAAGGTTGTCGGCTATGTGGTTGATGCTCAGTACAATGGTACAGGAGCTACGACTGTTCGTTCTGGTGACAAAGATGCCTATGTATATGGTGGAACGTTCTCATCTATCAATCACCAGATCATTCAAAATCCCAATTCGCCTAGAGACCAGCGCGTAACTCAAATCGCTGATGTTACTCGAACTGGTACTCAGACTTCATATTCCTACGAAGAAAATACAGTCACACTTGGAACGCGCGTTGTTGACGTATCACTCATTCCTTACATTCGTGATCAGGTCATTCGCGTCAATGCCAAGGGCTTGAAGGCAAACACTCGTGTCTATGCTTTCTTCGATGGCGAGGATATGAACGATTACACCACGCCTCTGACGCAGACAGAGCATGATAATTTCCCTGTATTCCCAGCATCTAACGAAGGTGATAACATCGTTACCAACTCAAATGGTGAGTGCTGGGTTGCTATAAGACTTGCTCCTGAAAAGAAGTTCCGCGTTGGAACCAAAGAAGTCATTCTAACCGATAGCCCAACAAACTCACAACCTGATGCTTCCACATACGGCATTGCCTACTTCGTTTCTCATGGCTTGCTACAACAGAAGCAGGAAAGCATCTATACAACGCGCGAGGTTATCGCATCAGAGAAAACGTTATCAGAGACATCGCGACAAACTAAACAGATTGGCTACCTTGATAATCCATCTTGTATTGCCTACTCAGTGCCTATCAAAGCACCAGAAGGCGAGGAAGGAGTGTTTATGACCAAGGTGGACATATACATTGCTGCCAAGCATCCAACACTTGGCATGTGGGTCGAGATACGTGAGATGAACAGTGCCGGTGGCATCACTCGAAACCAAGTTCCATTCTCGGAAGTGTGGGTTGATGCTGATGACATCGTAACAAGTTCTGATGCTTCAACACCACATACGTTTGTGTTCCCAGCACCAGTGTTCCTCTATAACAACACAGAGTATGCGTTCCTTATTCACACCGTTGGTATCAATCCAGATACCTACATCTGGATTTCTAGACTTGGTGAAACCAATCTTGCAACCGGTGAGAAGCACAACTCACGCCCATTGACGGGAACGCTCTATACCACCAACAACAACTTGAATTGGGATATTGTTCCAGACGTTGACTTGAAGATCACATTCTACAGAGCAGCTTTTGATACTGAGGTAGTTGGATCAGCCGTTCTAGGAAACAAGCCATTCGAGAGACTGTTGCTTGGTAACACTTCAGCCGACTTTACTAACATCGGTGAAGGTATCATCGGCTACAATCGACTAACTCTGACGGGCAACACTGGCAGTATCGCAAACGACAACATTCTTATCTGTGCCAACACAGGTGCTAATGGTACGGTCATCAACGATTCAGCAACACCAACGTTCACAGTTGCTAACAACACCTTTGAAACCGGCGAGCGCGTCATGATTTACAGTTCTAGCATGGTGGATTCTGGTCTGACTTCTGTGATCTCAAGTATCGATTCTGCTCGTGGTATTCTTTCAGTATGGCGCGACAAGCCAGACACCTTCTATTACAACGAAGGCAAGACTGTTGACTTGATAAACAGCAATGGTGATTTTTTCCTTGGCGATACTGTAACAGGTATGCAGTCTGGTGAAACCGCAACGGTTGATGGCATTCGTAACCTTCGCTACTCGGTTATCGATCTTGAACCGGCATATCTGGACTTCGTGAAAACGTATGTGGCATTTGAAATGCAGACCACATCAAATACAGAGGTTCAAGGACAGTATTTCAATATCGGTGACGGTCAGAACTATTTCTTCAACACTGAGCAAGCGGTTCTTTCTCGCAGCCGTGAGGTTTCAGAACTTTCGAGTGATCAATCTAATAAAGTTCGCATCACAATGTCTACGGAAACAGAGTTCCTTTCGCCCGTCGTGGATGTTGGCAGGACTCACTCCGTCTATGTGAACAGCATCATCAACTCAAATACGAATAATGAAACAAATGCGACGGGTGGTGCTCTGATCAACAAGTACATTTCGCTTCCTGTTACATTAGCAGAAGATCAAGATGCTGAAGACATGGTGCTTGTGATCACTGCTTACAGACCACCAGAAACAGACGTGAAGATTTGGGTAAAGATTCTGAATGTCGAAGACGGACAGCCATTTACTCAAACGACATGGATCGAACTTGCGAAACGCGACGACACAGTTTATTCGTCTCTAGCAAACAGAAATGACTTCAGAGAGTTCACTTATGATTTCCCTGTAGCATCAATGACCGGTCCAAATGGAGAAGTTCAATACACCAATAACCAAGGCATCACAGCAACCGGTTATAAGTATTTTGCTATCAAGGTTGGTCTTATTAACACAGCAAATAACAGTGCGGTAGTGCCTCGTGTCGCTGATTTGCGGGCAATCGCACTCCAGATGTGAAATATACATTTTACTAAATACTCCTGCTAACAACAGGAGGTCATTATGGAGAAGTATGGATTTGTTTATATTTGGTACGATAGAAAGCACAAGCGATATTATGTGGGATGCCGATGGGGAGATGAAAATGATGGATACATATGCTCATCCCCATGGATGAAACGAGCATACAATAATAGACCACAAGACTTTAGAAGGCGTATTTTGGCAAGAGTATACTCAAACAAAAAAGACCTATTAGCAGAAGAATACAAATGGTTGAGCCAAATAAAGAAAGAAGAGTTGAAAGTACGATACTATAACTTACACAACCACCACTTCGCTCATTGGGCATCAGATGAAAATTCGAAACTCACTGTGAGTGAAAAAATAAAAAAGCACCATGCTTCAAAGGAGTTCAGAAAACAAGCAAGTGAGGCAAAACTGGGAGACAAAAATCCGATGAAAGACCCAGAAGTGGTTGCCAAAAGATTAGAGACATGGAAAAAAGGAAATCATGTGGCTTGGAACAAGGGAAAAAAGACTGGACCTAATCCAGAACACTCGGAAAGAATGAAGGGTCGCATTCCTTGGAACAAGGGGTTGAAGTTATGAAACGAACGGGAAAAACCGAAGTACCGGGAATGTATAAGGTGAGAGAGGGTGTCGTAATAAATAGAGACAAGAATGCCCTCAAGATGTACAAGAAACGAAAAGCAAAGATGAAACGCATCGATACGCTAGAGGAAGAAATCGGGGAAATGAAAGACTCATTGAATGAGATAAAAGAAATGCTGAAAGGACTTGTAAAATAAAATGGCGTTAGCAAACGTAGACTTGACGAACACATTTGATGAGTGGCGAGTTCGCACCAATCAGATTATCTATAAGCTCGATGAGTTTGAGATAGGTAACACAATCTATCTTGCCTCAAATAGTGCCAATTCCTTACTGATACAAGGAACAGCGAACCTTGGAGCAAATGTCTTCATGGTGGTCCGAACCTCGAACAACGTCAATGATACTGCCAATGCCAACATTGCCTCGATGTTCGCTGCCAATCAGGCTCACAGAGTTGCTTGGTCAGCATACGATTCCTCGAATGGCGTCAACACATGGAACTATACGTACTCAGCAAACACTGTCAGAGTGCTTGCTAATAGCGCGTTTGATAAAGCCAACTCGGTCTATACCTACGCAGCAAACACCGTCATGTTGGTGGCTAATGCGGCATTTACCGCTGCTAATGCTGGTTCTAGCGGAGCCCAAGCATTCGACAAAGCCAACTCGGCAAACATTCTGGCTTACAGTGCGTTCACAAAAGCCAACACTACCTATACCTATGCTGCCAACAACGCGATGCTTGCTGCTAATAGCGCATACGCAAAAGCCAACGCAGCATGTACATCTGCCGCAGCGGCAAGCACGGCAGCGGGTTCGGCATATGGCAAAGCTAACACAGCAAACATAATCGCAGTTGCCGCATTCTCACAGGCAAATAATGCTCCAAGCGGCGGTGCTGCCAGTGAGGCAGATTTCCTTGCTGGAACGTCATCGACCAAGTACCTTTCACCAGATTCCGTTTGGATGAATCATGCCACTCTTTCTGATGCTTCCACTATCACGGTCAACTTCGCATCAGGCTTCAACTTTGGTGGTTCGAGTAACCAGCCTCTTGCTCTAGGCGGTAACCGAATATTAGGAAATCCTTCAAACATCAAAAATGGACAGTCTGGCGTGCTTTGGTTTACAGCATCGGGCTCAACACGAACATTAACACTTGGTAATGCTTGGTGGTTGTGTGATGGTGTTGAAACAGACCCGTTCTCGATTTCTGTAGGAGCATTGCTTGGTGTTGCTTACGTTGCTATGGGTTCATACATTTACGTGACTGGTGTCATTAGACGTAATGACTGGAACGCTGAATAAGGAGTAGACATGGCAACGGGTTACGTTGAGCTATACATCAATCAAGGCACTACTTTCAATGACGTTATCTATTTGACTGACGACACAACGAACACTGCCATGAACATCGTAGGGTACTCGGCTGAAAGTCAGTTACGTCGATCATACTACTCTGATAATGCGTCTGCCAATATTGTTTGTTCTGTAACGGATGGTCAGAACGGTGAGATCACTATGACCGTGACCAAGGCAAATACCGCAAACATCAAGGCAGGCAGATATGTTTTTGATGTGCTGATAACAGATACAGAAAACGCAACGAGTAGAATCCTAGAAGGGATCGTAACAGTCACACCGGGAGTCACAAAGTAATGGTAGCCAGATTTAGAAAATACCTAGAAAAACAACGCTTGAGTGCTCGAACAATGACGCCCGAAGCCGTTGCTAAAAAGCACGGGGTAAGTGTCGGTTACATTATGGCTCAGTTGAAAAAGGGCATCGAGATTGAAAAAGAACATTCATCGGACCCGAGAATCGCTCGCGAGGTCGCTCTTGATCACTTGGGTGAGGATGAAAACTATTACAAGAAACTGATCAAAATGGAGAGAGGTGGTAAGAAATAATGCCCGGATGCCATCTCGATACACAGGAAAGATTTTGCGGAGCGCACACAATTGTATTGCTACAAAATAATGTATACGTGAACAATCTTTTGTGGTCGGTTGAAGGTGATATTGATTGCCACTGTAACATGGGAGCATTGATTGCCTCTTATGGAGCAAGAAACGTTTGGATCAATAATATACGAGTGATCTGTGCCGTTGGCGATGAAGCAGAAACAGACATAGGTCCCTGCGGCGCGTGTTATGAACTTCATCCGGGTCCGGGTCCAACAAATCCTATGGAGCATTCTTGGGATACATGGGTCTATAGATAACGGAGGTATGAAAACGATATGCCTCTGCGAAATGATATTGTAACAATCGGAAATTACACTGCCCGCATCAAAAATTACTACAAGCAAAACGGTGTAGTGGTTCTCTACGACGTTTACCCATATGAAGCACAAGGCAATATCGTTGCTGGTATGACCATGACCACGCAAGACGGTGGAGAAACGATTGTTCTCAACACATCGAACTTCATTGTCGATTGGGAACCATATCAGAATAACTACGACCAATGGGAGTTCTCTCTAAATACTTCTTCAATCATTTGGTGCGCAGGCGGCTGGGTGGCTACCGACCGGCATTTCACTGGCAAACCGCAAACGCAAGACTATCAGGTGGATCACTTGATCGTAGAAGACTACACAAAACAGACCAACGATGGATATGAAGAATGACTGTACCTATTTCTAATATGACTTCGCAATTTGCCAATACAGATTATCGCTATGATGCGATAGGTTTGGATGCGAATACCAATGGGTATGCGGCAAACTCGACACTCATTCATCTAAAAGCCAACAGCGAAAGTAGGTTTTGGGTAGACGTTGATGGCAACGTACTTGCCAATGGAAACATACAAGCCAATGGATCAGTGAATATTGCTGGTGACCTCATTCTTGTTGGAAGCATTGTTATCGGTGATCCTGATGCCGATCTGACCCTTGCTAACTCAGCATTTGTAAATAACACACTCTACACAAACAACGTTCGTTCGAACACTACCAATTCTACATCAATAGATGTGGATAACTTTTATGTTGGCGGACAAAACATAAAGGGACAGCAAACAATATGGGTTCCCGCAGCGGTTATGGTGGCAGGAGAGACAGTAGGACCAGAAGCAAACACATGGTACACCTCATCATCAAGTGGTTTCTATACCACAAAAGATTTCAGCAGCTCGACACAGAATTATGCTCAGTTCAGTATTCAAATGCCCAAGTCGTGGGATGAAAGTACCGATATATACGCTCAATTTGTTTGGGATAACCCAACATCTTCATCATCTGGTGTTGTATGGGGTATTGGTGCCATAGCACTAGCAGACAGCGATAGCTTATCTATAGGAACTCCAACGTATCGCTATGTGCTAGATTATGCCGGAACAGTTCGAGATGCTTGGATAACGAATGAGATCAACTTCACAGTTGGTGGTTCACCAGCAGCAGAAGAATATGTCGCATTTGTTGTTACTCGTGCTACGGCAAATGGATCAGATACGTATGGCGGATTGGCACAACTACATGGTGTGAAGTTACACTACACTACAAATACAGTGACGGACGACTAATGCCCTATAAAATTCTCAATCTGACTATAGGCGGTGGACGAGTCAAAAAGGTCAACGAAACACCAACGATAGTGACTAAGACATCTGGTACGACATGGACCGTTCCTGACGATTGGAACGACGAATCTAATACTATTGAGTGTTATGGTGGTGGAGGAGCGGGAGGTTATCTTTGGTCAACACAGCCTGCTGGTAGTGCTGGAGGTGGCGGTGGTGGTTATTCCAAGCTAGTGAACTTTACTCTTACGCCGGGAAGCACACTCTATTATTCAATTGGTAGTGGTGGAACCACAACCACATACGATGGCAATCCGGGTGGAGATACATGGGTAAATAAAAACTCGGCATCTGCTCCTACAAGTAGTGCTCAAGGCTGTCGAGGAAATGGCGGCAGCGGTGGAGAAACCAGCTTCTATGGCAATAATCCCACGACTGGTGGTCCGGGTGGAACAGGACAATATGGTTCGACTAATCGCACAGGTGGTGACGGTGGTGATGGATATAGCGCAGGGGGCGGTGGTGGAGGTGGCTGTGCCGGAACATCCAGCAATGGCACTGCTGGCACCGATGGTAATACTGGTGGCGGTGGCGGCGCAGGCGGTGGAGGCTATGCCGGGGCAGGTGGTAATGGTGGAACATCTGGTCAAGATGGCTATGTTTATGGTGGTGCCGGTGGTGGGATTGAAGATACCAGCAATGCCAATGGTGGCGCAGGGAAACAGGGAATCCTTGTTATAACTTACTACGGTATTTATTATGTCTAAATAGAAAGAAACCGTTTCAAGGAACTTCGAATGGCAATCAGCGTCAGAGTAAATAGCCTAACTGGCACTACCGTAGCGGTAAAAAGCCAAGATAGCTATCGAGTAAGAACAATAGGAATCACCCCAGCGGGCACGGTTGAGCACAATATCACTGGCGCAAATAACCTTGTTGAACTTCAAGACGTTGATACTAGCAGTCTAGACAACAACGAAACGCTTGTTTACGATGAAAATTCCGGTTTATTCGTCATAAAAGAACTCCCTGTTTTGAAAGGGGGTACTTTCTAAATGCAAAATACCCGCATTGAGATTAGATACTCACTAGCAAACAACGCTCCGGCAACTCTTAACATTGCCGAGCCTGCCTATTCATACAACTCAAATACGCTTTTTATTGGCACGCCTGATAATGCGGGCGCGATTGCTATTGGTGGCAAGTATTATCTCGATGTTCTAAACTCGGCATTCTCTAAGGCTAATGCGAGTTCTGGTGGCGATGCCTATGATAAAGCCAACGCTGCCAACTTACTTGCCTTTGCCGCTTATGCTCAAGCAAATACATCAAACACCATTGCCGTTGCTGCGTTCGATCAGGCTAACTCTGGTACAAGTGCTGCCGCTGCGTTCGATCAGGCTAACACTGCCTATGACCAAGCAAACACAGTCTATACCTATTCATCCAACACAGTCATGCTTGTGGCAAATGGTGCGTTCGATAAAGCGAACGCTGCCAACATCACGGCAGACAGCGCACAAGATGATGCCACATTTGCTAACACGGTAGCCATCGCAGCATTTGATACTGCCAACTCAGGTGCGGGGTCTGCTGGTGCGTTCGACCAAGCCAACGCTGCGTATGACTATGCCAACACAGTTTATACCTATTCGTCCAACACAGTTATGTTGGTTGCCAATGGCGCTTACGACAAAGCAAATGCTGCCAACCTACTTGCCTATGCTGCTTTGCCTCAAACAGGTGGAACGGTATCTGGTGACCTTGCCGTAAGTGGAAATGTTACCATATCAGGCAATGTGACGTATGCCAACACAGAGTCGCTATTGATCGGTGATAACATCATCGAGCTAAACGCTGACCTTCCATCTGACGTAGCCCCAACAGAAGATGCTGGTATTCAGGTAAACCGTGGCAGCGCAGACGCAAACACATCTGTTCTTTGGAACGAGACTGCCGACGAGTGGCAGTTCACTAACGATGCTACCACATTTTATGCCATACCAACAAACACATCAGTCGAATTTGCCAACACCGTAGCGATTGCCGCGTTCGATACTGCCAACTCTGGGGCGGGTTCGGCAGGAGCATTTGATCAAGCCAATGCCGCTTACGATTTTGCCAATACGGTAAATGTCATTGCGGTTGCTGCGTTCGAAACTGCCAACTCAGGAGCAGGATCGGGCGGAGCATATGATCAAGCGAATGCGGCTTATGACTATGCCAACACAGTCTACACGTATGCTGCCAATGACGTTATGTTGGTTGCTAATAGTGCCTATGACAAGGCTAACGCTGCTAACATAACGGCAGACCAAGCACTTGCTGCCGGTGGTGCGGCATACGATGAAGCCAACTCAGCAACATCCGATGCTGCCACAGCACTAACAGCGGCAAGTTCGGCTTACATAAAAGCCAACAACACATACACTTATGCGGCTAACAATGTCCGATTGCTTGCTAACACGGCATACGACAAAGCCAACAATGCCAATCTATATGCCGATCTTGCCTATGACCTTGGTGGTATAGTCTACGATGAGGCTAACAGTATCAGTGCCATGGCATCTGGTGCCTCGGTAGCAGCAGGATATGCTTATGATAAAGCAAACACGGCTAACATCACTGCCGACAATGCTTGGATAGGTGTAGGGGCAGCATATGACAAAGCAAATGCTGCGAATATAACAGCAGACACAGCCGACACTCAATCACAAGCAGCTTTTGACCAAGCCAATACGGTTTGGGATTCTGCCAACACCATATACACCTATGCCGCAAATGACGTGATGTCTGCGGCTAATGCTGCGTTTGCGCAAGCCAATGCTGCCAATCTAGTACCAGTTGGCAACACCATTTCATCCAATGGTTACTACACCAATCGAGCAACAAGACGTGGTATCAACTTCCTTGAAGGCACTAATGTCACCATCAATGTTGACGACGATCCAACTATAAATGTCTCCAACGTCACCATCACAGCAACATTTGCCGGTGATGCTGGACCGGCATTCGACAAAGCCAATGCTGCTAACATCATTGCCGAGGCATCATTTGAAAGAGCGAATGTTGTAAATGCTGGTAACTCTGGCACAACGGTTCAGTTCCAACAACGAGGATCGCAGAAGGTCCTAAACTTCGTTGAAGGTACGGACATTGTTATCAACGTCGATCAGGATGATAGTCTTGAAACTCTAAACGTCAAGATCACATCGACCGCTACAGCGGGCGCATCGGCATCAGATGCTTACAACAAAGCCAACCTTGCCTATACCATTGCTGCGAATCAGGTTCAACTTGTCGCAAACTCGGCATATGGTGAAGCCAATGTCGTTCATGTTGGCAACACGATCACATCAAATGGCTACTATGCTGAAAGATCAGCCAGAAAAGTCATCAACTTCATGGAAGGTGAGAATATCACCATTACCATTGACGATGATCCAACTCTCAATACAGCAAACGTAACTATCACTGGCGCTGCCGGTGGCGATCCCACACCAGCATTTGATAAAGCCAACCTTGCCTATACCTATGCTGCCAACGACGCAATGCTCGCGGCAAACTCGGCTTACGATCTTGCCAATGCTGCTTATACATTTGCTGCCAACGACGCAATGCTCGCGGCAAATGCTGCCTACGCTCTGGCAAATAGCAACCAAACATACGCTGCTAACACAGTCATGCTCGTTGCTAACACAGCATATGGCTTGGCAAACAGTAACTATACTTTCGCGGCAAATACAGTTCGCTTGATTGCTAACTCAGCCTATGACAAGGCTAACGCTGCTAACCTATTCGCTCTCAGCGCGTACACCCTTGCCGGTATATCTTTCGACAAAGCCAATACGGTTGAATCCTCTATCGGTGCGGTTTCTGATGCTGCCGGTGCCGCATACAATAAAGCCAACTCTGCCAATATCACGGCAGACGATGCCTATGCCGCTGCCGCAGCATCTTATGGAAAAGCCAACGTCACATATACCTATGCTGCCAATGATGTGATGCTGGTTGCTAACACAGCATACGCAAAAGCCAATGCCGCAAACATCACTGCCGATTTGGCTGATGCTCAGTCACAAGCTGCCTTCGATCAAGCCAACACGGTTTGGGATAGTGCTAACTCTAACTACACCTATGCTTCCAATATTGTTATGTTAGTGGCTAACACGGCATACGACAAGGCTAACGCTGCTAACCTACTTGCCTATGCGGCACTTCCGCAATCCGGTGGAACGATTGATGGTGACCTCGATGTAACAGGAAATGTTACCATATCGGGTAACATTACATATGCCAACACAGAGACATTGCTCATTGGTGATAACATCATTGAGTTAAACTCCGACCTTCCATTTGATGTTGCTCCAACCGAAGACGCTGGCATAAAGGTCAACCGTGGTAGTTCATCTAACGTATTCCTCCTATGGGATGAGGGATCAGATGTCTGGCAATGGTCTGATGATAACGAAGTTTACTGGACCATACCTTCAAACACTGCCGTTGAAAGCGCTTTCAATCAAGCCAATACCGTTTGGGATAGTGCCAATAGCAACTACACATTTACTGCTAACAATGTCATGTTGGTGGCTAACTCTGCTTATGATAAGGCAAATGCTGCCAACATCACCGCAGATGTAGCAGATGCTCAGTCACAAGCGGCATTCGATCAAGCCAATACGGTCTGGGATAGTGCTAACTCTAACTATACCTATGCTGCTAACACAGTTATGCTGGTGGCTAACACGGCATATGATGCTGCTAACACAACATACACTTATGCTGCCAATGATGTGATGCTGGCAGCAAATGCGGCATACGATGCTGGAAACACCAACTATACCTATGCTGCCAATGATGTGATGCTGGCAGCTAACTCGGCATATGGAACAGCGAACGTTGCCAACCTAATGCCTGTTGCTAACACCATGTCCAATGGATATGCCACTGTTAGATCAACTCGCCACATAATGAACTTCCTTGAAGGCACAAATATCACGATCACAGTTGATGACGATTCCGCTGGTGATAGATCGAATGTAACCATCACCTCTACCGGGGGAACCACTTCGATAGCTACATCCGACACGGCACCATCTTCTCCAAACGACGGAGATTTGTGGTGGCATACTGTACTCGGCAAGTTGCTTGTTTATTATGACGATGGTGATACACAACAATGGGTTGAAACAGCACCCGGTCTTGTTTCAGCGAACGGAAGCGGTAGTGGAACGGGTGATACCACGATAGCAGTAGCAGCGTTCGTTCAAGCCAATGCGGTATGGGATAGTGCTAACGGTAACTATACATATGCGGCTAATGACGCGATGTTGGTGGCAAATAGTGCCTACGGTGAAGCCAATGTAATCAACGTAGGCAACACTACATCCGGCACCTTTACACCAAGATCGAAAAGACGAGCAATCAACTTCCTTGAAGGCACGGGCGTAACAATCACTATCGATGATGATGCTGCTCTAAACACTGCTAATGTAACCATCACGGCAGCGGGTGGGGATACCACGATTGCGGAAGCTGCGTTTGATCAAGCCAATACCGTCTGGGATAGTGCTAACGGTAACTATACATTCGCTGCCAACACGGTCAGACTAATCGCAAACACAGCTTATAACGCTGCCAATAGCAACTATACATATGCGGCTAATGACGTGATGTTAGTTGCTAACTCAGCCTATGATAAAGCCAATGCCGCAAACATCACTGCCGATGTTGCTGATGCTCAATCGCAAGCGGCATTTGATCGTGCTAATAGCGTCTGGGATAGCGCGAACAGCAACTACACGTTTGCTGCTAACACTGTAAGGCTAATCGCTAACACTGCCTACGATGCTGGCAATACCAACTACACATTCTCTGCCAACACGGTTCGATTGATAGCGAACACGGCTTATGACGCTGGAAACACTAACTATACATTCGCTGCCAACACGGTCAGACTAATAGCAAATACCGCATACGATGCTGCCAACAGCAACTACACCTATGCGGCTAATAACGTAATGTCTGTCGCAAACAGTGCTTATGGCGAAGTAAATGTCGCAATGAACGTTGGTATCACAACGGCAGGAACATTCACACCAACATCGAAGCGACGTGCTTTGAACTTCATCGAAGGTTCAAACATCACAATCACTATTGATGACGATGCCGATCTGAACACAGCAAATATTACCATTACATCAACTGCCTCTGGCGGCGATGCTGGACCGGCATTCGATCAAGCCAATGCTGCTTACACCTTTGCTGCTAATGATGCGATGCTCGCTGCTAATAGTGCCTATGGTGAAGCGAATGTAGTCAATGTCGGTATCACAACGGCAGGCACATTTACACCTACATCAAAAAGAAGCGCAATCAACTTCATCGAGGGTGCTGGCGTAACAATCGCTATCGTTGATGATCCCGCGCTAAACACCGCTAACGTAACTATCACGGCAACTGGTGGAGATACCACGATTGCTGAGGCAGCATTCGACCAAGCTAATACGGTCTGGGATAGTGCTAACTCTAACTACACCTTCGCAGCAAATACTGTTCGCTTGATAGCAAACAGTGCGTTCGATAAAGCCAACTCGGTCTTCACATATGCGGCTAATGATGTAATGCTAGTAGCCAATACGGCATACGATGCTGGCAATACCAACTATACCTTTGCCGCTAATACGGTTCGATTGATCGCGAATAGCGCATATGATGCGGCTAACAGCAACTACACCTATGCGGCTAATAACGTAATGATTGCTGCCAACTCTGCGTTCGCAATGGCAAATGCTGCTAATCTAATACCAGTTGGCAACACGATTTCATCTAATAGCTACTACACCAATCGTGCTACGAGACGCGGAATCAACTTCCTTGAAGGTAGTGGAATCACGATCAACGTTGATGATGATCCAGCAATCAACGTATCCAATGTTACCATTACATCAACTGGTGGTGATACGACTATCGCGGAAGCCGCTTTCGACCAAGCAAATACAGTATGGGATAGTGCTAACAGCAACTACACCTTTGCCGCTAACACAGTGAGCCTGATTGGTAACTCAGCATTTGATCAAGCCAATACGGTTTGGGATAGCGCAAACAGCAATTACACATTTGCTGCTAACACGGTTCGACTTATTGCTAACACTGCGTATGATGCTGGCAACACCAACTATACCTATGCTGCCAACAATGTGATGCTAGTCGCTAACTCGGCTTATGCGGCAGGAAACAGCAATTACACCTATGCTGCCAATAACGTGATGATAGCAGCAAACAGTGCTTACGCGGCTGGTAACAGTAACTATACATACGCTGCTAACAACGTGATGATCGCTGCTAACTCAGCCTATGTTCAAGCCAACATTGCCAACACACTAGCAAATACTCGAACAGTCAACTTCATCATTGATGGTGGTGGTTCGGAACTTTCAACGGGATCAAAGGGTGGAGTAATCATTGATAGACCGTTCAATATCGATCAATGGACGTTGCTCGCTGATCAATCCGGTTCTGTAGTTGTTGACGTTCAAACGGCTACCTACTCAGATTTTCCAACAAACATATCTTCTATGGTTGGAGGCGGCACAAAACCAACACTTAGCACTGCCCAGAAAAATCAATCTGCTCCGGCATCATGGACATCCACCACTGGTGCTTCTGGAAACGTGGTTGTGTTCAATGTGGACAGTGTTACGACTGTTACAAGGGTCACCGTATCTTTGAAACTGACTATATCATAAGGAGTGATGTATGTGGAAAATCTATTATGACAACTGGACTGCGTTTTCTAGTGAGGATGGATCAGTATGGCAAGCACCGAGAATAGGAGTTGTGGCAATCATTCAAACAAATCCAAATGTGGGATGGGAGTTTGTGTGCGGCAATGACTATTACTATTACGAGGAAGCTGTTGGTGGTTGGAGAAACACAACACAGTTCGGAATGTATGATCATATGATCCGTTGCCAGCATCCATTGGTATTGTTTGGAAGAATGGTGACAGATGAAACATACGCAGAAATGCGTCGTAAAATAGCAGAAGAATGGGGACCAAAAAGCGCTTGGTTGCCAACGGAGGTAAGACGTGACTCGTGATCCAAATTGGGTACAACAAGACTATCAGTTTTATAACGACAATGGCGTTCAAGGTGCGGCAACCACCAAGGCAGCGATCAATACTCCTGTAGACATCACTCAAGGAACCAAGTTTCGTCTGAGAGTGAATTTTGGTGATACCAATAACGCAACACAAAACAATACGCGGTCTGTCACTTTACAATTGAACATAGGAGGTGGTGGATGGAACGATGTTACGGGGGCTACTGCCATAGCGTACACAACATCAACCTATGTTTCAGACGGAAACAACGATCCAAACGAACGATTATCAAACATAGGCGGCACATCATTTGATGGCACATGGGAAGAGTTCGACACCAATAACACCACCACGTCTCGAACATGGGCAGACGATTATACCGAATACGAATATTGCCTATTAGAAAATGGAGTTACGGCAGATGTTAGTGTCACATTCAGACTTTTGACGAGTTCAGATGAAACGGTGACACAAACGAACGTACCCACAATCACGGTAAGAGCACCCGTTACATGGTCAGGGTATTCTTTTGATGTTACGATATAAATAAGAGGTAATAAGGAAACAAGAAAAACATGCCTATACTAAATTTTCCGGGCTCTCCCGGTGATAATGATAGATACACAGAAAACGGCATTGAGTATTACTATGATGCCTCTGTCGGCGCATGGCTTCTTGTTGTTCCTTCAGTTATTGCCAACACTCTAGACACACAAGTTATTTTCAACGATGATGGTGCGGCAAATGGCTCGAATGGTCTTATTTTCGACAAGGGTGCCAATACGCTTTATGCCAACATGGTTTCCGTTTCGGAAAATGTTTCTGCCACCTACTTCATTGGTGATGGTTCTTACCTAACCGGTGTAAGCAGCGGCGGTGAAGCATTCGACAAAGCAAATGCGGCTAACATCCTTGCCGAGTCAGCCTACACCTATGCGGCTAACGATGCCATGCTCGCAGCAAACGCGGCATTTGCTCAAGCTAACGCAGCAAACCTTGTCCCTGTTGGTAACACAATCTCAGCTAATGGCTACTATACCAATCGAGCAACAAGACGAGGAATCAACTTTCTTGAAGGCTCGAACATCGAAATCACAGTCGATGACGATCCAACTCTAAACCTTGCCAACATCACGATCACATCAACAAGCGTATCTGGTGGTCCAGCATACGATATGGCAAATGCTGCCATGCTTGCGGCAAACAGTGCCTACGGCGAAGCAAATGTGGTCAACGTCGGTAACACAACATCTGGCACCTTCACACCTCGATCAAAACGTCGGGCTTTGAACTTCCTTGAAGGCGACAACATAAGCATCACGATTGATGATGATGCTGCCTTGAATACGGCAAACATCACGATTGGAACGACGGGTGCTTCTGTCGTTGTTCCCACGCAAGACACAGCTCCGGGTGGGGCAGTGGATGGAAGTCTATGGTGGAACTCAGACCTTGGTAAGATGTTTGTTTACTATCAAGATGTAGACACTGGTCAATGGGTCGAAACTTCTCCCGGTCTTGTCTCATCAAATGCGTCGGGTACTGGTGGTGGCGATGCTGGACCGGCATTCGATCAAGCCAATGTCGCTTATACCTTCGCTGCTAATGATGCCATGCTTGCTGCCAATAGTGCGTATGGTGAAGCCAATGTAACCATGAATGTCGGTAACACGACTGCTGGTGCGTTCACACCTCGATCAAAACGTCGTGCCTTGAACTTCCTTGAAGGATCAGGAATCACGATTACGGTCGATGATGATGCTGCTCTGAATACGGCTAACGTAACCATCACGGCAACTGGTGGAGACACGACGATTGCCGAGGCAGCATTCGACCAAGCCAATACCGTCTGGGATAGTGCCAATAGCAATTACACATTCTCAGCAAATAGCGTCCGCTTGATAGCAAACACAGCATACGACGCTGCCAACAGCAACTACACCTATGCTGCCAATAATGTAATGATCGCTGCCAACTCAGCCTATGCTAAAGCCAATGCCGCAAACATCACGGCAGATAATGCCGATGCCCAATCACAAGCAGCATTTGATCGAGCAAATAGTGTATGGGATAGTGCCAATAGCAACTACACATTTGCTGCTAATACCGTCCGCTTAATCGCGAACACAGCTTACGATTTGGCAAACAGCAACTATACCTATGCCGCGAATGATGTAATGATTGCTGCCAACTCGGCATACGCAAAAGCTAATGCTGCGAATATCACGGCTGATGTAGCAGATACTCAATCGCAAGCTGCCTTTGATAGAGCCAATAGTGTGTGGGATTCCGCAAATAGCAACTACACATTTGCTGCTAATACCGTCCGCTTAATCGCGAACACAGCTTACGATTTGGCAAACAGCAACTATACCTATGCCGCGAATGATGTAATGATTGCTGCCAACTCAGCCTATGCTAAAGCCAACTCTGCTAATTTGTTGGCATATGCTGCTCTACCGCAATCCGGTGGAACAATCGATGGCGACCTTATTGTATCCGGCAACGTTACGATTTCAGGCAACACCACATATGCCAATACCGAGACATTGCTTATTGGCGATAACATCATCGAATTGAATGCTGACTTACCACATACTACTGCCCCGTCAGAAGATGCCGGTGTCCAAGTAAACCGTGGTAGTGCCGATGCCAATGTTTCTGTATTATGGAATGAAGGTGTTGATGAGTGGCAATTCACTAACGACGCAACAACTTTCTACGCTATAGCTTCGAATACCTCAGTTGAAACCGCTCAAGCCAAGGGTGAAGCGGCACATCTCTCAGCAAATGCTGCCTACACCTATGCTGCCAATGATGCCATGATCGCTGCCAACTCGGCTTACGCAAAAGCGAACGCAGCAAACATAACTGCCGATATTGCCGATGCGCAATCACAGGCAGCGTTTGATCAAGCCAACACCGTCTGGGATTCGGCAAATAGCAACTATACATTTGCGGCAAATACGGTAAGGCTAATAGCAAATACCGCTTACGATTCCGCAAATAGCAACTACACCTACGCTGCCAATAACGTGATGCTTGCTGCCAATTCGGCATACGACGCAGCAAATAGCAACTACACCTATGCTGCCAATAATGTAATGCTAGTTGCCAATTCGGCATACGATTCCTCAAATAGCAACTACACCTATGCTGCCAATAACGTGATGCTGGCAGCTAATGCGGCATTTGCTCAAGCCAATGCGGCTAACTTGATTCCTGTTGGTAATACCATCTCATCCAATGGATATTATACCAATCGAGCAACACGTCGAGGAATTAACTTCCTTGAAGGTTCCGGTATCACGATCAATGTCGATGACGATTCGGCAATCAATGTTTCCAATGTTACCATCACGGCAACTGGTGGAGACACAACCATAGCGGAAGCTGCTTTCGCTCAAGCCAATACGGTTTGGGATAGTGCCAATTCAAATTACACATTTGCCGCTAACACGGTTCGACTTATTGCCAATACTGCCTATGATGCGGCTAACAGCAACTATACCTACTCAGCAAATGATGTGATGCTCGTTGCCAACAGCGCGTATGGCGAAGCTAACGTTTTCAATATCGGCAATTCGGGTGCGGCAGTAGGATTCTCGATCAGATCATCTACAAAGAAATCTCTGAACTTCGTTGAAGGCACAGATATTCTTATCAATATTGACGACGATCCCACATTCAATACCGTCAATATTTTGATCACGTCAACTGCTACGCAAGGGGCTTCCGCTGCCGACGCATTCAACAAAGCCAATCTTGCCTACACCTTCGCTGCCAATACTGCGATGCTCGCTGCCAACTCGGCATACGGTGAAGCCAATGTTACCATGAATGTCGGCAACACAACTGCTGGAACATTTACACCTCGATCAAAACGGCGTGCCATCAACTTCCTTGAAGGTTCCGGTATCACGATTACCATCGATGACGATGAGGCATTGAATACTGCCAACGTAACAATCACGTCTACCGGTGGCGACACAACCATTGCCGAGGCAGCATTTGATCAAGCCAACACGGTATGGGATAGTGCTAACGGTAACTATACTTTTGCTGCTAACACGGTTCGCCTCATTGCTAATACTGCCTACGATGCTGCCAATAGCAACTACACCTATGCTTCCAACAATGTGATGCTAGTTGCGAACAGCGCATGGAATAAAGCTAACACTGCGAACGTAACTGCTGATTTGGCTGATGCTCAGTCACAAGCTGCCTTTGACCAAGCCAACACAGTCTGGGATAGTGCTAATAGTAACTACACCTTCGCTGCCAATACCGTTCGATTGATCGCTAACACAGCATACGATGCTGCCAACAGCAACTACACCTATGCGGCAAATACAGTCATGCTTGCTGCTAACTCGGCTTATGCGGCAGGAAACAGCAACTATACCTATGCGGCAAATACAGTCATGCTTGCTGCTAACTCAGCATATGCGGCAGGAAACACCACTTACACCTTTGCTGCCAACACCGTTCGATTGATCGCTAACACGGCATATGATACAGCTAACAGTAACTACACCTTCGCAGCTAACACGGTTCGCCTCATTGCTAATACTGCCTATGACGCAGCTAATAGCAATTACACCTACGCTGCCAATACGGTCATGCTTGCTGCCAACGCAGCTTTCGCACAAGCCAATGCGGCTAACTTGATTCCTGTCGGTAACACAATTTCATCAAACGGTTATTACACTAATCGAGCAACACGTCGAGGAATCAACTTCCTTGAAGGTACCGGCATTACGATCAATGTTGACGACGATCCAACAATCAACGTATCCAATGTTACTATTACATCAACCGGTGGTGATACGACCATTGCCGAAGCAGCATTTGATCAGGCAAACACTGTCTGGGATTCTGCCAACAGTAACTACACTTTTGCGGCAAACAACGTTCGATTGATTGCTAACACGGCATATGACGCAGGAAATACCAATTACACCTATGCTGCCAACAATGTGATGCTTGCTGCCAACTCGGCTTATGCGGCAGGTAACAGTAACTACACCTATGCTGCCAACACAGTCATGTTGGTCGCTAACACCGCGTATGATGCTGGCAACACCAACTATACTTACGCAGCAAACAATGTAATGCTGGCAGCAAACGCAGCCTTTGCTCAAGCCAATGCTGCTAACCTGATACCGGTTGGTAATACGATTTCATCAAACAGCTACTATACCAACCGCGCAACACGTCGAGGCATCAATTTTATCGAGGGTGCCAACATTACGATCAACGTCGATGATGATCCAACACTCAATGTTTCCAACATCACCATCACGGGTGGTAGCACTGCCGATCCTGCCGATGCTTTTGATAAAGCAAACGCTGCATACACATTCGCAGCAAACAACGCGATGCTGGCAGCAAACAGTGCCTATGGTGAAGCGAATACGGTAAACATTGGTAACACGACCTCAGGAACATTTACTCCTCGATCAAAGCGTCAAGCCATCAACTTCATTGAAGGTTCGAACATCACAATTACTATTGACGATGATGCTGCCTTGAATACGGCAAACGTCACGATTACTTCGACTGGTGGGGGTGGAAGCGTAACAACATCTAACACTGCTCCCGGTTCACCAAACGATGGTGATCTATGGTGGAATAGTGAAAACGGTATTCTCTATGTTTACTATGACGATGGCGATACACAACAATGGGTAGAGGCTTCGCCGGGTGCTGTTGAGAACCTAACAGTTGCCGTCGCTGCCTTCGAAGCTGCTAACAACGCAGGAGGAGGTCCTGCCTTTGATCAAGCCAATACTGCTTATACCTATGCTGCTAATAACGCGATGCTTGCCGCTAACTCAGCATATGCGGCTCAGAATACTACCTACACCTACGCTGCCAATACGGTCATGCTTGCCGCTAACTCGGCATATGCGGCACAAAATACCACTTACACTTTCGCAGCTAACACTGTTCGATTGATTGCTAATACAGCATACGCAAAAGCAAACACGAACTACACCTATGCTGCCAACAACGTAATGCGAACAGCAAACGTTGCTTCCAAGTCAATCTCTATCTCGTCACCAACTACACCAATGAACGTAACATTATGGTATAGCAATACTGCTATTCGCGTCACGCGACTTGCTGCCGTGGTTCAAGGATCGACACCCAGCATCACCTATTATGTTCGATCCAACTCAAGCCGAGCGGCAACAACACCGACAAATGTCGTGACTGCTGGCTCGACTGTTACAAGCACGACAACTGGTGGTATCGTGACCACATTCAACAACCAAAACATCTCAGCAGGAAACTGGATATGGTTGTGGTTGAGTGCGGAATCTGGAACCGTTGACGAGTTCCATCTAACTATCGACTATCAGGAGTAATGAATGACTAATAAATGTGATGGAAATGCTGACGATCATTGCTGCTATCTTAGTAGGGGACAGGTCTGTTCATTTCTAAAAGAATACAAGGATGGTCCGAGGCGCTGGTCGTGCGGGCTTTATGAAAAGTATGGAACATGGGAAGCAGTTCATGTTTCCGATGAATACGTTGCGGAAGTTGCTCCAGAATGGGAAAGAATAGTCGAAAACAATAAAACAATATCGACAAAATGTGGTGATTATCCAGCACCCGGAGAGATATGCCACACATGCGGTAAGGTGGGATAATGGCAACGGCTCTACCTTCATTAACTGGCACCACATATTATGGTCAACCGTCGATTTCAACGTCCGTATGGGATTCGGCACCAGATAACTGTTTGGAAACTATCGCTAGTGCCGACGACGGGGATTATGGCTATAATGCCAAGAACGTCACAGGTGATTATGGTGCTGGTTTTGTGCTTGAAAATATGCCTGCCGATTTTGGCACCATGGATTCTTTACAGGTAAGAATAAGGTACGCATGGGTTTCAACTCCGACAAGTACGAATTGGACTGTACTAGCTGCCCGAGTGGTAACAACCGGTGGCACCATATTAGCCGCAGGAAGTGCCGGAGGCGCATGGCAAAGCGTCGTTACAAGTATCACCACAACGAGTCCTACAAACTCATCAAATGTGGCATTTACTTATGTGAATACCGGTGCGAACAAAGCGGCATGGAATGATGCCATTTTCGAGATTGATATAGAAAGAGAAAAGGTCAAGGGCGGTGGCACGGAATCACAAGCAGTATATGCGGCAGAAGTATCTGGT